ATCATCCACCACATCTTCTCAGGTGCTATATAACAAGCTATCACATCTACATCGTGTGACATCTTTGATTTACCTGTGCACCCACTTGACGTCATGACGTTATAACTCTGTCCGTTCTTAACACTAGACGACTTGACTTGCACCTTTAACATACCTGCCGGACACGTGACGATAAAGTCCCACGGCATAGGTGTTGCTGGCATATGCGGTTCAAAGTCTCTCTCTAAACACTCCGTTTGAAACTTTGTCTCGGCTATTGCTCCGATACGTTGAGCGTTGGATGATGGCATATAGTTTTGTACGTGTTGTTTTCTCCAGTCCCAAGGTACTTCTAAGTCGATGGTATCGTACAACTTCGCAAGACTCAAGTGCCAATCATATTCAATCTCTAGTGTGTCTGTGCCCATGTCTCACCTACCTTTGCTTCACCGTCTAACATGACGTTTAGTTTTAACTCTCTTCCTGCCATGCGTATTGATTCAACTGCCAGATCACTGAACGCTCCCACTTTATCAGGTTGTACTTCTGCTTGGAACTCGTCGTGTACGTTAGCAACAAAGCTGTACTCTCTACCGTGTTGCCACTTCAGTTTATTCATACGATGGAACAGTTGGATCAACGCTACCTTCATACACACAGCACCTGCACTCTGTAACAACATATTCAATGCAGCGTGTGGTGAACGAACAGGAAGTATACGACCGTCCAGTCCAGTCAGCTTGTTACTACGTTGTACCTTTTGTTGTACATCTGCCTGTAATCTTTTCAGTGCTGGCAGGTTACTTAGGAACTTACGCTTTAACATCTGTCCTTCTTTAGCACTACCACCCACGATCTCTCCAATCTTAGCGTCACCTGCTCCGTAAAGGAATGCATAGATAAACGTCTTGGCTTGGTCTCGTGTCTCCAGTCCTGCTGCTTTCTGATTCAGTGTGTGTATGTCTCCTTCGATAACAGTCTTAGCGTATTCACCTCCATCATAGAAAGCTAGATAATGTGCAAGCATTCGTAGTTCTAGTCCTGCTGCATCACACCCTACTAACTTATATCCGTCTCCTGCTTTAAACAGATCACGACATTCCTCACCGTATTCAGCACGACACGCAGGTACTTGTGCTACATTAGGATTCTGATGAGTACAACGACCAGTGACTGCACCGTTTGTGTTGACCCTTCCGTGTATCCGTCCGTTCTTTTGTAGCTTTAACCACGCCTGATTGCCCTCTGCTAGTTGTCCTAACCTCTTAGTAACCAACAAGTAATCACACAACACCTCAGCAAACGGATGGTCTATACTACGCAGTACTCCTTCGTCTACCTTGGGTGTGGTTGCATCTGATTCTTTCGGCAGGTCAAAACCTAAGTCAAGGAATCGTTCTGCTATCTGCTTACGACTACCGGGATTAAACATTATCGTCTTAGTCTTTGGTGCTAACTGAACTGCATCCTTGACCAACGTCTGTTTCAATCCAGCATCTTTAAGTATCAACTTTAATTTTGCCTTTGTGGGTGCTGTGTATCCTTCGACTTCCCAACCACTCGGTGTCTTCATCTCTTCCGTTTTAGACGGGAACTCTTTCTGTAGTCTGTCTAATAACTCAGCACGTTTGCTGGCAAGCTTCAGCTCTAACTTCTCTGCTTTCTCTATATCAAACGCAAAGCCTTTCTTCTCTTGCAGTCTCATCAGGAACGCAAACCAATGTTCAATCGCTAACATCTCACCGCTTGGATTACCCATCATTAGATAGTCAAACAGGATTTGTGTTACGATTGTATCACGTTCGCAGTACTTCCTCATCTCCTCGTTGTAACTATCGAACGCTCCATCTTCCTCACCGTACGTCAGCTTGGTTAGTTTGTTCAGCCTCAGTCCCCACGCTTTCAACGAGTGACTACCCACTAAACTTTTATCGAAGTTCTTTCGTAAGAAGTCGTCGTTACGGACATCAGGTACTATACACTTAGCCATGACCATTGTGTCCAATACTTTAACAAGCGGTGGATGGAAGCTGTACATCTTAGATAGAGCAGGTAGATCAAAGCCGATGACGTTGTGTCCGACGATTCGTTCTGCTTTAGCTAACTCCATTAGTCCGTTCTTAATACCAGCACCGTGATACGTAATCATCTTGGGTGTGGTAGGATCGTAGATAGATAGACAGTGAATCGTCTTTAAGTCAGACAAGTTCGACCAGTCCTCTATCGCATTTGTTTCTATATCAAAGAATAGTGTTTTCATTAGAATGGGTTGTTAGTTGTTGTATCTTCGAAGACGTTCTTATCTTCTGTGTATCGTCCGGTTTCTGTGTCGTAGTTAAGTGTGGTACAATGTCCTGTCTGTCCGCTGAATCTATTCTTTAACACACGAACACGTGTCTCATTAGATGTAGTCTCAGCTTGTTGGTTTCGTTCCAGTCCGATGACCATGTCCGATAGTTGTGCTATAGCTTGACTGCCCCTCAGATGGTGTAGACTTACTCGTCCTCCTTCTTCATGACCACTATCCACTCGCTTCAAGTGACTGACCAACACCATGCCACACCCTGTCTCTTCAACAAGACTACGTAGCTTGGTCATCGTGTTATCAATCAATCGTCGTTCGTCGTCTCCTGCTATACCACTGACAACAATACTTAGGTGATCTAGGAATATCCATTTACAATCGAATCCTTTTATCAGGTATCGTATCTTACCTAGCAAGTTGTCACTGTCCATACTTCCGAAGTGATCGTAGGTGTAGAACTTTCCATTACCTACCGTCTCTTCAAACGCAGGACGCAATGCTTCCGTGTCTAGCTGTTCGTCTTCAAGGTGTAATGGTTTGTTCAGATGAATACCCATGATACCAAGAGCTGTACGCCTGACGGATTCCTCCAGTGCTATATAACCTACCGTCTCGCCAAGACTTAGCAGGTGATGAGCAACCTCACGACAGAACAGAGACTTTCCTATTCCACTACCCGCGCATACCGTAACTAATTCTCCTAGTCTCATGCCGTGGGTTAACTCATTTAAACTAAAGTACGGATACGGCACTGCTTTATGTTCGTCAGTATTACTTACCAACTCCCACAAGTCCTTACCGTTTACGATTCCGTCAGGTCTGTACTCGACTGCTTCATACAAGCACGACACCAACTCCTTCGACTTGTACGCTGTGATCATATCAGACGGGTCCTTTAGTGGTAGCTCTGCGATGTGTGCTTTACCCGGTGTTAACAATGCTGCACACTCACTCGCTCCCTTACGACCCACGTCGTCCATGTCGAAACAGAAGATCACCTTGTCGAAAGACTCTAACCAATCGATAGCTTGTGCCACGTGTTTCTTTGCAGCACTTGCTCCGTTCGGTACACTCACGACTGGGTATCTGTTGTCCATTGCCTGACTGACTGACATTGCATCTATCTCTCCTTCAGTCACAACAACACGACGTCCCTTCTCTTTCCATAGGTGCTGACCGTACAGTCCAACTAACTCACCACGAACACTAAACGATTTGTTAGCGTACCTGACCTTCTGTGCCACAGGCTTACCGTCTCGTGTCTTATAGTTAGCTATCTGTACAGCCTCTCCTCCTATCTGTCCGACCCAGTATCCCCACTTACGACACGTGTCTTCTGTCAGGTTGCGTCTTGGTATAGCTTTAGGTTCGCCAGTAAGAAACTCTCTCGGTGTTGGTTTACTCACTCCTCCTCCTTGTCCACTATAATTTTGACACACGAAACAATAGGTGCTTCCGTCATCGTTGACTGCTGCTCCGTCACTTGACCCACACTTGTCACAGGGTTGATGTGTTTGCGTGAAAGCCATGACTTTGGTATGATTTTATCTGCATATGTTATTCCTTTCTTTTCGCACCAACGAGCGTAAGTGGTGTCGCTTCCCTTTCGTATCTTGTTCGCAGCATTCATAAACACCATTCGTATATCTAGGTGTGGATGTTGCTCACGTACTAACAGATGTTTAGTCCTGTCCTCGACCGTCCAAACTCCCTTTGCCTCGATGATAATACCATTAGGCAAGATGAAGTCTGGTGTGTAGGTTGATACTTTACGGTACTCTATCTTGAGTGTCTCGTATTCAAAATCGACACCACTACGCTGTAATTGGTTAGCTAATTTAGATTCGAAACCTGAACGATAACGGTTATTAGAAGTTCGCTGTGACTTCTGTCTCGCTCGTTTCTTCCGCATCGAATACTTGGTCTAGGGTTTCTCCTCCATTAGCTACGAATCCTTCTTCACTTGTGAATCCGAATGCATCAGCTGCGGCGCCACTTACTCCACCGTTCTGTAGTTCTATTACTTGAACAGCTTGCAGTTCAAAAGTCACACCAAATCCTTGACTTGGTACATACCAAAACCTCGGACGAAATGCCATGTTTACTTTACTACCACCCCATACTTTAACATCTTCTGGTAACGGTTTGCCTTGGCTATCGAACAACGCAATAGACAGGCTGTAAGTTGTTCCGTCTTTGCGTCTGCCTCCGGCTTTTAACTTAGACTTAACAAGCGTACCCTCATCTGTCTCAGTCACAGGTAATCCTTTCTGCTCGATCTGCTTACCAGCGTGTTGTTCTTGTACTTGCTTCATCTCCTCTTCGTACAACGGACGTATCGTGTTTTGTAACATCTCAGCTTCCTCCTTACTAACAATCAAATCACAGCTGTACAATCCAAACTCAGGATCAAACCGTTTGTTCGGCTCATTCAGGTGACAGTATTTAGCTGTGCCTTTTACTTTGATAACTGCGTGTTTTTTTCTACTTTGTATACTCATATTTCTCTTAGTGTTTTATTATGTATTATTAAGACAGCAGGTACATTGCTCGATCTATTTGCGAAACGTCAAGCGTTCCAAGTTCAGGCAGGTCAGGCAACTTTGCTGTCGGGTATTGATTCAATAACTCACATCTGAACTCGGCTAGTAAGTCAATTGAAAAGAAATTCTTGTAGGTTTTTCGTACGTCTTGGTGTACTTTTCTTGCGTTGGATGCGTGGCTTATGAAACAGTCGTGAACAAACCCCATGTCGTACTCCATTGCGTACGCTAATTGGTGAACAACAGCTGCATCTATGCCGTGTATAAAGTTAGCAGTGATAGATGTCCGTTGTTGTCTCGGATCAATATCATCTGTTTCTAAATTAAAGTCTATCCATGTGATAATGTTACCAATGATCGTGCGTACCTTTGACTTCTTTCGTTTCGTCAGTCCTTGTACAATTTTGAATCCACTCGGTGTAGACCATCTGATTATCTCATTTCCTATTGCATTGGCACAACCACGTAAGAACTTCTGTATACGGACAACACTCTCCAACTGCTCACGAGCTACCGTGTTAAACTGTTCGGCTAGGTAATTAATAGCGTCGATGTTCTCACCCTCTTGAAACGGATGGTCGTCTCCTATGATACTTAAGAAATTACTAAGCACGTGATAGTACGACTGACCGTATGGTTTATTCATCACCGCAGCCTTTGACATAGCTCTTGTTACTCCGTGCTGGAACCATTGACTCGCTATATAACTGTCACTCGACTGATCCTTCAAACGTTCGTACACAAGGTCAGCTATGTGCTGATACATATCTCCTACTAGTTGGTCAGGTATCAAGTTGCAGTGCTTGGCATGGGTCTCGTCCCGTAATAACAGATGTAATATCTGCATACCGTTGTTACTACAGTCCATACGTACAGGAAAGTGAGAAACGTAACCATATCCTTCTTTTGTGTACGTCTCATACTCATAACAAAATGCTAGGAATCCGAACGGTTCACTCGCTTCCATCCACCAGTCGTTAGTCATTGGGTCTTCTGCTGTTTCAAGGAACCACTTCTGATGTTTACCTACCCAATGCAACCGTTCTTCAATGCTACCCTTTACGCCCCATGCATTAGCTCCGTGGATCAACAGTCGTTCAAGGTCGTCTTCATCCATAACCTGTTGACCATCACCGAATAACAACAAACCACGTGCTAAGTCGTTACCTTGTGGGTGCAGATAAGCTGGCATATAGTATACCCTGCCTCTGTAATCAACACGTGCCGGAAAGTAAACTTCATCCCACTCCTCATACTTCTTAGCTAGATGTAATATCTTAGCGTGTTGTAAACGACGACCACGATTACTCTCATTCATCCGTCGTATCTTGTCCTGTTTAAACTTCCATTGTCTTAGTTCTTCAGGTCGTTCGTTACCGTTCTCAAGGTACGGTTGAAGTGGTACTTCATGGAAGTCAAAGACCCTTTCTAATTCCCAACACTTTCTAGCAACATCTAAAATCTTCGTGTTAATTTTCCACTTTACCTGCTGAATGTTATTCACGGACACGTAAAGATTCTTCATACTTGCAAAGTCGTAGTTGCTACCGTTCGGTCGGTTCATAACAAACGGATCGTCAAAGCTCTCGTATCCACCGTTGTAAAAGTCTACCCAATCTCTCGGTTTTGTCGGCAATGCCATACGCATCGGATCAAGCATCTCTTTCCACGTGTCAAACCGTCGTACCCAGTCAGTAAATTCATCAGTCAGGAACACAAGCTTGCGTTGTTTCTTTCCCATCCGTTCGACTCGTGTGTCAATCAATCCAGTGTGAGCCTTTATCTCACCCAATAACCACGCACCCAACGCTATCTTGTGTCGTCTCTCCCAACAGCTAAACCGTCGGTTATTCTTTTCAACATTATAAAAGCGTTGCATCTTTGACCGTTTACTTTTCGGCACACGTACACCAAACATTCTATTCTTAGGTACGGTCTGTTCAGCTACTCGTTGTCTTGCGATCTCTTCAAATGCTTTGCCTACTTCCCCTGCCAGTGTTGTAAAGTGACGGACATCTGCATACATCTTATCAAGCACCGTCTTCAACGCTATCTGTGCGACCATTTGTGGGTGAAAGTCTGCTATGTAGCACAACCACAACGGCATCGACGGACTATCATCACTGGCAAATCGGTTAAAGAAGTCTTCAACAGGTACTGCTAACTGTGGTGCAAGCTTACTTAACACACGCTTACTGCTGTCCATCTCACTACCACG